GAATGGGGCAGGTCAAGACCATTCGAACTCTGGGCCAATTAGCAGAGAAGAACACTAAGAAAGCTGGCTCTTCTAAGCAGTCAGCAGAAGAAGATAGGAAGATCGCAGCGAAAGCTAAGATCAAAGAGATCAACCAGATTAACAACATGACCGAAAAACAGAAAATCAAATTTATCGAGGGTAAGTAATGACACAGTTCATCAGTGATCCATCTCAAATCAGCAAGACGGTCGTCGTCACCAAGTGTTTTGGCCAAGCAGGGAAAGAATGCACTCCCGAAAAGGCTATTATAATGTCTGTGACGTCAGACGGAAGAAGTGCTTATAAGGCCCTAGTCCATAACGGGTCTCTCTACGATCCAACCTCGATTAAGTTTCCAAGAGAGAGACTTTATCAGAATGTGACCAAGGCGTGTTTCGACAAGTTTCTAGTAGCTCTAACATCAGGCGATTATCAAGATTATGAAAAAGCAAGCCGCGAATACCGAAAGTCTGAATAAGATTCAAAAGTTCTATATCGCTCATCACAAGTCACGAGATATTAAGACTTTGGCTAGTGATGTTGGATCGACTGTGAAGCTTGTAAGGGCCTTCCTTAACTCTCTTGAGAAGAGAGAGGCCAAGAAGGTCGCAGAAGCCGAAAAGGCAGAAGCTAATAAGCCGCCAGATGCTGGAGTTAGACCAGTAAAAATCGATGACCTGATGATGAAGAACAAGAAGCGTGGTGCCGTTGTGATGACTCAGGCGGCTTCTGAAATGGGTGATGCTACTCGGACTACTCGAATGTCCCCTAGATTGTCTCAAAATGTCCAAAAGATACGACCAGAGTGATCTAAGACCGTTTCCCTCAATGTATAAAGAGGGATGCGTCACAGTAGACAACTACATAGCTGAAATGTTGTTTAAGAGGAGGGCCGAATTTAGCAAGTCGGCTCTTCCTCAGTCCTTCTGGAACAATCCTAAGTTCAAAAAGGCTTATCAGCTTGAGATAATGCGTATCAACAAGCTCCTTGAGAGGGTTTGTTCATCATGCATTATCAAAGCATTTAAGCAGACTAATGCCTGTTCTGTTAAGAATCCCCAGTTGGTCGCTCTAGCTGAAAAGTTTCAGCAGGAGATGGAAGATAATCAGAAGATTATCGAGAAGTCCGTAGAAGAAGTAAAGATTCCCACTAAGCCGTTTGGCAAAGTTAACAGGCTCAGCGAATTATGAGTGTCACCCAAAAAGAGCTTTTCCAGATGATGTTAGATAATTCTAATAACGGGCAATTGCAAATATGCAGGGTGGATTCTTCAGCCAGTATTCTTACAGATATCTGTGGAGATCACAAGGGTAATATGTTCGCTTTACCTTTTAGGTCTGACGAAGTTGTTTTGGACGTATCCATAAAGATGAAGAGAGAAGTGTTTTTGCAGATTAATGAGTTACTTTCTAGGGTTATGAGATAGCATGGCAAAAAAAGCAAAAAGTGAAACGATTGATGTTGGCGACGTTGGAATGGCAGCAATCAAGAAGAAATATGGCGATATTATTCGTAGCGGTTCAGACATTTTTGATGAAAAGTCGAACAAGCAATGTATTAGTATCAGCCCAGCTTATGATCTAGGATTAAATGGAGGGATCTTAGAAGGTAGCTGGACAGTTATCTCAGGTGTTCCGAAGTGTGGCAAATCTTCTCTGTGCCTACAGCTTATTGCGAATGCTCAGGCACAAGGCCGTAGGGGGATTTATGCCGACGCGGAAAGTCGTATCAAGCAGTATAATTTAGCAGGTATCCATAACTTAGATAAAAAAGAGATCGAAGTTATCAGCGGTAAAGAAGAAGATCTTTCTGCCGAAGATATGCTGAATACAGTTAATGCTATGATCCGACTCCCTAAGAATAGAGGGGCTGTATGCGTAATTGATTCTACATCATCTCTCTTACCAAGAGACGAGATGGATGCCGAAGTATCCTCTAAGCTTCGAGCACAGCTCCCTAAGATGCTTTCCCACTGGGTCAAGCAGAATGCTCAGGTTGTCGTCAGGAATGACATCCTAATGGTTCTTATCACCCACTACATCACTAACACGAGTGGGTATGGTAAGCACAAAGTGGCCGACTGTGGAGTTATGGTTCAGTATCAAGCCGACAATAGGCTCGACTTTACCCATGTTGAGCCATGGGAAGAGAACGGTAAAAAGATAGGCCAGAAGACTACTTGTGACATCAGTTGCTCAGCTATGGGGGCAAGTGGTAACACTGTTACTTCCTATCTTAGATTTGGTCATGGAATCGACTGCACTAAAGAATTCATTGAACTTGGCGAATCTTTCGGCCTGATAGAAAAGGCTGGAGCTTGGTTTACACTTCCATATCTAACTGAGCATCCAGATCTGGCCTCAGTAGCTGAGCAGAAATTTCAAGGCCAACAGAAGGTCTATGACTTCATCTCCTCTACTCCATCAGCCAGTGAGTTCCTAAAGAAGGAGCTTGGATCATTGCTCGCTTAGTAATGGGGCTAGATGGGAAAGAGCATAAGCTCATCCTGCAATCCACCAAACGGAAGACAAGGGCTAAGTCAGCCCCTCACCAAAAAGCCCTTTCTCTTTTACTGGAGATCCTGCCCGGAGTCGTTATCTTTGAAGAGGTGACACTACCGGGCTGTGGACTTTATCTGGACATATTCCTACCGTCTATATCTCTTGCTGTTGAAGTACATGGTAGGCAGCATTATGAATTCGTACCATTTTTTCATAAGACCAAAGCTGATTTTCTTTTGGCCCGTAAGAGGGACCGAGATAAGCTAGAATGGTGCAACTTGAACGATATTACTTTGGTGGTTTTGCCATATGACGGGGAGGACGAATGGAAGAACTTGATAAGTTCAGCGATATCACTGGGTTAAAAGAACTCACTTCATTTGTGGATAGATACTGTCTTGAGTTCATGACGCCTGATTGTAGTTTTGATCCAGTTGTGCAAACGATCATGGATATGCCGCATGAAGAATTAATTTCTCTGTCTTCCGACGAAGCATATGCTGGTGCCTTTAAGCTACATTCATATTGCATTTTCGTCAGGAAAGAAACCGACAAGTGTATCGCTAAGCGAAGTTGGTGCGAGCAAATAATCCATAACATCGTAGCGAGAAATTGGTCTAATCATTCTGACTACATGAAATATGAAGTTAGAAGACAAGCGATTATCGCAGAAGACACCTTTGCCACGAAGGTAGAAAAGATGAGAATCTATCTTGATTCAGTGGTCTGTCAAGCTGACCAGAAGTTAGATTCGGTAAAGAGAATGGCTGATATCCTCCAAGACATTGGGAAGAAGAGATCTTATGATAGATAAGCTAAAGCTGGCAATCGACAAAAAGGATTGGTCGCTTGTGATTGAATTTTACAAGCAACTAACGGGTCTTAATCCAGATGGTCACGAGATGGTTCCGGTCCCAAGCAAGCCTCAGAAAGTTGCTGAGACAGTCCGGAAAAATGACTTTCAAGACTTTACAATGAGGCCAGTCCAGACCAACCTCAAAAAGGCCACTAAGGTCGAGAAGGCTGTTACTCCCAAAAAGCCGAAGCGTGGCGGGAAAAAGACCCCAGTAAAGGCGAAGCAAATTGAATTTGTCGACACTGGAGAGGCCCCAGACGAGCCGGGAGCAGACCAGATCAACGACAATGTTGCTTTGACCCCGAGAAACCGTAAGCCATTTAAGCCCGTAACAATGGAGTGCATTTTATGTAAGAGCAAAGAAACAGTTGCTCCTCTCTTCAAAAGAGACAAAGATACCTACAAGTGCAATAGTTGTCTGTCTAAAGGGAAAATAAATGGACCTGAGTAATGTAGCTAGCGAGCGGGCAGTTTTAGCTGGCATATGCTCTCATGGGGTTGATTGCTACCTTGATACAGAGGCCTTCCTTGAGGAAGGCACATTCACTGTAGACTTTAATAAGGTGATGTACAAATGCATAAAGCACATCATCAACAAGTCTGATAGGGTTGACTTTGTGTCGCTGCTTTCAGCCGCGACAGACTTGTCTCTTGGGGACTATGTTAACAAACCAGATGTGCTGAAGCATTTCAATGGGGTCTTGGCTACTCCAGTGGACGTCTCAAGTGTTCTAGGGCACGCTAAGAAGATTAGAAGACTTCAGTTCGCCCGTCACCTTCAGGACACAATAAAAGAGTCCTACAAGAGCCTCAATGAGATATCTGGGGAAGAATCCCTCTCCGACATTATCGCTGTAGTTGATACCCCATTATCAAATGCCTCTACTTCTTACATGAAGAAAGACGAGAATCGGCCAAAACTTCTCGGTGATGCCGGGATGGATTACTTTGATTATCTGATGTCTGACGAGATTAAGCAGATTGGTATTCCTAGCGGGTTCCCATCTTATGACGATGCCATTGGTGGCGGGTTCCTTCGTAAGTGTGTTGACTTGGTGGGGGCTAGAACCAAAGGTGGGAAGAGCATCTTTTGTGAAAATGTGTCGCTGCACGTCGCTGGTAAGCTAAACATCCCTGTCCTAGTTTTAGACACTGAAATGTCCGAGCTAGACCATATGAACAGATCGTGGGCAAACCTATCTGGGATACCAATTAACACAATCAAGAAGGGGGAGTTTAAAACTGATCCACTATCTATTGAGTCGGTCAAGTCTGCAAGAGATTCCCTTAAGGAGATGCCATATCACTACATTAATGTATCTGGCAAGGGATTTGACGAGATCCTATCAATAGCCCGAAGGTGGGTTCTTAAAGAGGTTGGGTTTGAGCCAACTGGGAGAACTAAAGATTGCCTGATAATCTATGACTATTTTAAACTCATGGATTCCTCTGGCCTATCAGAAAACATAGCCGAATTTCAGGCCATGGGATTCCAAGCAACTAAGTTGCACAATTTCTGTGTTGAGCACGATGTTCCATGCCTATCGTTTGTCCAGCTAAATAGGGATGGGATAGAGAAAGAATCAGCCGACGTAATCTCACAGTCGGATAGAATTGGCTGGCTTTGTACCTCGTTTACCATCCTAAAGCAAAAATCAGTAGACGAAATTGCAGATGACGGCCCTAAAAATGGCAACCGCAAGCTAGTACCAGTACTTTCAAGACATGGCCCCGGAATGACTGACGATGGATATATCTGTCTCGAAATGAAGGGCGAATTAGCAAGGATGAGAGAAATTGGCACTGTTAGACGACTTTCTAGAAGTAAAGAGTTCCCAGAAAGACCTCCAGAGTCTGAAGGGGAAGCTGAAGGCTAAGATCCCTGAAATCCTCAACTATTTTGGGGTCAGGACTTACCGCTCAGGACAACTATTGGTCTGTAACTGCCCCATCCACGCGGGTGACAACATAACGGCCTTCAATATCAACTCTGACATCACATCAGAGTACTGTGGTCGTTGGTTCTGTAATACTGCTGGGTGTCATAAGAAGTACGGAGGAGATGTTCTGGGCCTCCTGAGGGGGCTCGCCACTATAAATGGCAACTTATCTTTTACTGAGGTGCTTAAGCTTGCTTCCACATTCTGCGGAGCGGAACAAGTCGACTATGTCTCTGACGCTTTTAACGATATCGTTTTGAGGGACAAAGACAGGCCTAGCGGCCCGTCTAGGGAAGAAATTAGAAGTAAGCTAATAAGACCAGTAGACTTCTACATAAAAAGAGGTTTCTCCTCTGAGATTCTTGACATCTTCGACGTTGGGATATGTAATGATCCTGCGAAAGAGATGCATGGTAGAGTAGTATTTCCAGTCTACGATCCAACTGGAAAAGTCTTTATCGGATGTGTTGGGCGAACTCTGATAAATGCTCCCGATAAATGGAAGAACCAAAAGGGGTTTAAGAAATCTCATCATCTATATGGTTTATGGTTAGCTTTTCAGGCCATTTGCCAAGCGGGCCGGATTATACTAGTAGAGGGCCAAGGTGACGTGATCAGATTCCATCAAGCCGGGATAAAGAACGCTGTTGGGATTTTTGGGTCACGCCTATCAGATCATCAGGAGCTTCTACTGCAGAAAACTGGGGTTACAAATGTGACCACTGTCTTTGATCGGGATGA